CCAGCATCCCGTACCCGTGGGTCGGTCTGAACGACAAACTGCACGGGATGCGCGTCGGTGAGCTCATCACCCTGACATCCGGCTCGGGCATCGGCAAGAGCTCCGTCTGTCGGGAGCTGGCGCATTGGCTGCTTCGCCTGGGGAAGCGGGTCGGATACATCGCTCTTGAGGAGAGCGTCCGACGCACCGCGCTCGGCATCATGTCGGTCGAGATCAGCAGGAAGCTGCACATCGACAAGGAACGCGAGGCCGTGTCGATGGAGGATCTGCGGCTGGCGTTCGACCGCACGGTCGGGAGCGGCCAGCTGTTCCTGTACGACCACTTCGGTTCGTGCGATTCGGACAACCTGCTTGCACGGATCCGGTACATGGTGCGCGGTCTTGAATGCGAGTGGATCTTCCTGGATCACATCTCCATCGTGGTGTCGGGCATCGACGACGGGGAGGAGCGGCGCATCATCGACAACACGATGACGAAGCTTCGGATGCTGACGCAGGAGCTGAACTGCGGCCTGATTCTGGTCAGCCACCTAAAGCGTCCGAAGGAAGGTGCCCATGAGGAGGGCGGACAAACCAGTCTCGCGCAGCTCCGCGGTTCCGGTGCCATCGGGCAGCTGTCCGACATCGTGGTCGGACTGGAGCGGAACCAGCAGGACGAGGACCGAAAGAACATCACGATCATGCGGGTCCTCAAGAACCGGTTTGGTGGCGACACCGGACGGGCCGGGGAGCTGGCATGGAACAAGGACACGGGCAGGCTGTCGGAAAGCCAGGGCTTTGACGACCTACCGGACTTCTAGGAGGAACAATGAAGAGAACCGTATTCGACATCGAGACGACATCGCTCGACCCGGAGGATGGCGACATCCTGTGCATCTCCGTGATGGTGGATCGTGAGGGCCAGGATGCCGTCACCTTCCGGCGTGACGAGGTGGACAAGGCGATCCGGCTGATCCTGTCCAGCGACTGCGTGATCGGACACAACATCGTTGGGTTCGACATCCCCTACATCGAGGGCTGGCTGGCACGGCACGACCCGGTGCTGCATGAGAAGTGGATGCTCGACAAGCGACAGATCGCGTGGCAGGACACGATGGTCATGGCGCGGGTGGTCTATCCCGACCAGCGCGACCGCGACTTCGGAATCGATGGGTTCCCCAAGGATCTGATCGGAAAGCACAGCCTGAAGGCGTGGGGCTACCGCCTGGGTCTGCTCAAGGGGGACGCGCTCGATGCCGTCACCGACTTCTCGAAGCTGGAGTACAGCGAGGAGCTGGCCGAGTACAACCGGCAGGACTGCCGGGTCACTCTCGCGCTGTGGAAGCGACTCGATCCCGAGATTGATTCCGGAGCGAGAGTGCTACAGATCGAGATGAAGTTCGCATCTTTGATCCACAATCAGATGCGCCGCGGGTTCTCCTTCGATGTCGCGGCGGCCCACGCTCTGACGGCCGAGCTCCAGGGACGGAAGCTGGAGCTCACCGAGATCCTTCAGTCGGTGGTCCCGCCGACCGTGGTGCAGCTCAAGACAAAGACCAAGACGATCCCGTTCAATCCCGGTTCCCGAGATCAGATCGCGGAGTACCTGATGAATCTTGGCTGGAAGCCGGAGGCGTTTACCCCATCCGGAAAGCCGCAGGTGGACGAGTCGATCCTGTCTGCCGTGCCCGGACCGGCGGCCGCGCTGATCTGCGAATACCTGACCGTGGCGAAGAGGCTGGGTCAGGTGGCCGAGGGCGAGGAGTCCTGGATCAAGGCGGAAACCAATGGCCGGATCCACGGCTATGTGAACACCAACGGAGCGGTCACGGGTCGCTGCACCCACAGCCGACCGAACATCGCGCAGGTTCCGTCGGTGACGGCCAAGTGGGGCAGGCAATGCCGGTCCCTGTTCCGCGCCACGCCCGGCATGGTCATGCTCGGATGCGATGCGTCCGGCCTGGAGCTGCGGTGTCTCGCTCACTATTTGGCCGCGTGGGACGGAGGCGAGTACGCGAACATCGTCTGCAACGGCGATGTCCACACGAAGAACCAGGAGGCGGCCGGGCTGCCGACGCGCAACGATGCCAAGACCTTCATCTACGCTTTCCTGTACGGGGCGGGAGACGAGAAGATCGGCAGCATCGTCGGCGGCAAGGCGGCCGACGGCAAGAAGCTCAAGGCGAAGTTCCTGTCCGCGATCCCTGCGTTGAAGAAGCTGCGCGATGCCGTGGCTAAGAAGGTCGATAAGGGATATCTGATCGGCATCGACGGCCGCAAGTTGTGGGTCCGTAGCAAGCACTCCGCGCTGAACACCCTGCTGCAATCCGCCGGTGCCATCGCGGTCAAGCAGGCGACCATCCTTATGGACGAGGAGATCCGTCGTCAGGGATACGCGATCCACCAGGTCGCGCACATCCACGACGAGATCCAGTTCGAGGGTGAGCAGGGGGACATCGAGGTGTTCGCCCCGTTCACCAAGCAGGCGTTCCAGCGGGCTGGTGATTTGCTCGGGTTCCGGTGCCCGCTGGACGGTGAATACCGAATCGGAAGGACCTGGGCGGAAACGCACTAGACTGAAGGCATACATCGCGGGCTATCTTGATGGCGAGGGGTGCATCAGGTGGCAGGCAAACCGCGCGTATGTCTCGATCACGAACACCTATCCCCATGTGTTGAACCTGATCTGCCGCAAGTACCGCGGCAAGGTCAGGAAGATGAAGTCAAGGAGCCAGGCACACCGAACGACATTCAGGTGGGAGGTGCATGGGGAACACGCGCTCCGGTTCCTGCGTTCCATGCTCCCTCATCTGATAGAGAAGAAACGCCAGGCCAGCATCGTCATCGAGCTTGGTGAGATCAGCAGTCGGTACGAGACTGCGTACATCAAGGCGTTGATAGTGGAGCTGGCCACGCTAAAGAGAATTGATTATGCCGAAGAAGAAGCTTGAAGCCCTGATCGACGGAGACATTCTCATTCACCGGGTGGCTGCGGCCGTCGAGGTTCCGTGGCAATGGGAGGACGATGTGTGGACGCTCCACGCCGACGCGCGGATGGCGCAGCATCTCCTCGATGTGGAGGTGGCGGGTATTCGAGAGAAGCTTGGCGGCAAGTCCGTCGCGGTTACGGTCTGCCTGTCGTCCCCGAACAACTGGCGGAACGATGTCCTGCCGTCGTACAAGGCCAACCGAAAGGGACAACGCAAGCCGATGGTTCTCCGGGATCTCAGGGCGTATGTGGCCAACACCTACGATGTGGCGGTCATGCCGCGCCTGGAGGCTGACGATGTGATGGGAATCCTGGCGACGGGCCCCAAATCGGCGAACAGGGTGATCGTCACCATCGACAAGGATCTCCGGACCGTCCCCGGTAGTCACTTCAATCCCGACCAGGATTCCGGGATCAGGACCGTGACGGCGGATGAGGCCGATCACTCCCACATGATGCAGACCCTGTGCGGAGATGCGACGGACGGGTACACAGGATGTCCGGGTGTCGGCCCCAAGAGGGCGGAAGGCATTTTGAATGGCGGATCCTCCTGGTCCGCCGTCGTCGCCGCCTTCGAGAAGGCGGGTCTCAGCGAGTTCGAGGCGATTGTGCAGGCACGGGTGTCCCGTATCCTGCGGCACGGAGACTTCAATCCCAAGACATCGGAGGTGCGGTTGTGGGAGCCAAAGGCCGACCCGGCTTTGTTCTAAAGGACAGCGGTTCACGCGAGGAGTTCGACACGGGGAGCCGCCGCGACACCCGTTCCGGCAAGGGGCGGTACGACCTGATGAGCCCGTTCATCCTTGCGAGGGATGCGCGGCTTCTCGAGCTCGGTGCCCTGAAGTACGGGGAGCGGAATTGGGAGCGGGGTCAGCCCGTATCCCGATTCGTTGATTCGGCCCTGCGGCATCTGATGCGCTACATGGAGGGCCACCGTGACGAGGATCATCTTGCGGCTGCCCGGTGGAACATCGGCGCGATCATGCACATGGAGGAAATGGTTTCACGCGGCATCTTGCCCCCGGCCCTGATGGACCTTCCCGATTGGGACAAGAAGGCTCGATGATGGATTCGGCCGCCGCATACCTGCTACAGCGGCGGATGGCGCAGGTGTTCGTTGATGCCTTGGGCAAAGACGACTACACCGAGATGTTCCTGGAGGACCTGAGCAACTACCTGCGGGTCTGGCCTTCCAAGCTGGTCCCGCTTCTAGTGCCTGCCGGTAGACGGATCATCGAGCGGATTGCTATGGAATCCGGATACCGCATCAGAGTGGTGTACCGCCCTGGTGTGATTCGGGTATTTGTCCGGTGAGGACCTTATGGACGCAGAGAAACAAGAACCCCTACCCGTCACTCAGGTCCTGATCGACAGGCTCAACGAGATGATTCCGGAGAAGTGCCCGGAGATCGACTGGACCGACCGTCAAATCTGGCACTACCGCGGTATGCGGCAGGTTGTACAGATGCTCACCAGTCACCTTGAGGACCTGAAGAACGAGCGAACCCATGTGCAGTAGCCCGAAGATCCCCCAGATTCCTCCTCCGC